GAAGAAGCGAGTGTTAATGCAGTCCACATTGGTAGTTCCACCCGGAAACAAGTCGTTCAATGAACTCTTCAAGTCGTCTGGAAAGCAATACGACTACGTGAGCGAACCGTTCTTAACACCCGAAGCACTCCCAAACCATGCTGCAAAGTTTGTGACGGTATTGAAGTCGATTGAACAAGGAACGGGTGTCTGTTTAGTCTATTCCAACTTTGTTGCGTTGGGAGCACGGTTGTTTGCGATGGCGTTGGAAGAACATGGATATGCACCGTTCACAGGCACTCCACTCTTGGCTTCTTCGAGTTACAAGGGAAACACACAAGGCCGTTACATTCTCTTGACTTCGGACAGTTCCGAGAACGAGATTTCCAAGTTATTGTCTGCGGTCAAGAAACCTAATAATCGAGATGGGTCACAAATCCGTGTCGTAGTCGCAGGGCCCATTGTCTCGGAAGGTGTGGATTTCAGATACATGCGTCAAATCCATGTGTTGGACCCGTGGTGGAACATGAGTCGTATCGAGCAAGTGGTTGGACGAGGATTACGCACATGCTCCCATCAAATCCTTCCCTTCGAAGAGCAGAACTGCACAGTGTATTTTCATGTGATGCGCACGGGTGATGGAAAGGAGTGTTTTGATGAATACACCTACCGCACCAAGGTCGAACAAAAAGCCTTGAAGATTGCACGAGTGCGTAAAGTCTTGGCGGAATCTGCGATGGATTGTCCGTTACAAAACTCAATCAATACACTGCCCGAAGACTGGAAGAACTTGGAAATCGACCAGACCTTATCCGAAGGACGCAAGACTGTAACCTATCGTTTGCGTGGAATGATGGCTCCAGCCTTTGATGATACGCCCGATGTAGCGGCGTGTATCGTTCAACCTAGTGTAGAAGACCCCGAACATGTGCGTCCTCTTTCCACCTATTTGGATGTGCGTGACGAAGTGCTTGAAAAGGTTTCACGTCTCTTGGTGGATAAACCCATTTGGGCGCGCGAAGAACTCATCAGTGTCTTGCGACCGTATACGCGTGAAGTGGTATTGTATAACCTTCAACAAGCCATCTCGTCTGGATTCCGATTCAAGGATTCCTTTGGACGACCCAGTTTATTGGAGTCACGAGGAGACCTGTATGCTCTCGCAGCCATTGGAACTCCGAATGAAACGATGGTCGAACGCACGACGGAACCGCCTGTGCGTGGAAACATCGACTTGCCCGAAGTGAAACCGTCCGCAGCACCGTCGGAGATTGCATCGGACCTGATGGATGTGAAACGAACTGCCTTCAAATTTCCAGGCGATGCGTCCACTCGGTTTTCAGAGCAAGTCTTGAATGGATACATCTTCGACCACGAGTTCACCGATGGAGAGAAGCGAGCCTATCTTAAAACACATCCCTCCCTTCCGTTTGCGTCACGATTGTATGTCGACGGCACCGACTACATTGTGCTTGGAAAGGATGCCTTTGAACCACCTGAACCACCCATTGGAGATGACCTGACAGCGTATCGAGCGTGGAATGCCGCACTGTTAACCAAGTTCATCGAACAAAAAGATACATTGTTTGCGTCCTTGAAGAACGGTAAGCTCACCATCAGCAAGATGTCTGTGGAAGGAGACACCATCACCCGCAAGCGAGAAAAAGGAAGCAAGAAGTTTGAACCGATTGTCTGTGATACGGGCGAGAACACCACAGGCATCATGAACTCGTTTGCGACCTTTGTGGATTCAAAGGGTGTAGGACTGCCTAAAATTGGAACCAAGGGAATGACGGGTCCCCAACGATGTGTCTACATTGAACTACTGTGCCGCGAAGAACATAATTGTGTGTGGATTACACCCGAAGAACTTGCAGTGCTCTATGATGGAAAAGCCTCCAAAGGACAAACTCCTACGAATCAAGATGTCTTTACGGAGGCATTTAGAAAATGAATTCGAACGAGTCAGTAAGAGTAGAGTGTATGGGTGACCCTTTGTTTGAACGACGCGAACTCGTACGAAATGTCCACATTGATTCTCGATTCCTTCAGCGAAATATTCAAGCCAGTTTGGTCGCACAACTGCGCATGAAGTATGAAGGAATCTGCTTGTCGGAAGGCTATGTTCAGCCGAAAAGCATTACAGTCATTGAACATTCGTTGGGTCGCGTGAACTACATCAAGGGCGGATTAGAGTATACGGTCAAGTTTCAAGCGGATTTATGCATGCCTCACCCTGGACAAGTGTTTCGTATGCCTGTGGTCCTCAAGAGCAAACTAGGATTACACGCAGAGTCTACGCCAATCAAAGCCTTATTGCCTCGTGACCTTCACATTGGACTCACAGACTTTGAAGAGGTTAATGAAAAGGAAGAGATTGAATATGAAGTGGTGGGTGCACGATTCCAACAGGGTGACGAGTCGATTGTCGTGTTGGGTAAACTGTTAAAAATCGTTCAGCCTGCACAAGAGACCACCGAGGTACCGACACTGGACGACATGCCAATGTTAGCCGCTCCCGTTGGAAAGGAGGAGTCGGCTGTGAAGAAAGTCACAGTTGACCTAGCAGCCACCAAAGGACCCGAGGCAGCGCGGAAACGAAAGGTCAGATTGAATCCAGAGGCAAAGACAAATGAAGCGGTCCCAGAAGGAAAAGCTTAAGGAACACCTTGATAAACTAGACGCACAAGAGCACGGGCAGATTTTTGATATTATCAAGCGATACACAGACAACTTCACAAAGACCCAGAATGGCGTATTGGTCTCTTCCGATGTCCTGTCCGATGAATGCCTGCTTGAAATCGAAAAACGAGTTGCTTACTACATGGACCAACGCAAGACCATGGATTTTAACCGAAAGCAATGAACCCTTTTTTGGTCGCAAGGAATCCAGTCGCATGTCCCTCTTTGGTTCGTGACCCTGGTCGTACAAAGTAGTTGTGCTCGTGGTATAATGCATCAATCAACTCGTAGTTAGGTTCGCCAACCTCATTAATCAGGTAACCCTTTGCGTAGGTTTGAATACGTTCGACAAGTAGGGAAGGTCCAAGAATGATATCCTCTTGGCCCATAGTAGGTAAGTTTGAGTTCTCCAATTCATTCAATAGTGATAGTAGTTGCTCCATTAAGTCCATCCACTTTCCAACGCGAAGATTCGTTTTGAAAAAACGGACGGAATTGCCTCCATGTAGAAAGATAATATGGAGACTCTCATTCCTTCGTCTGTCCAAAAGGACATTCAAGAATTAGTGTCAATTGCAGCAAAAGATACACACGCAGAACTTGAAATTAAAGTGCTCGCAGGTCAACTTCAGACCAAGGACACTGCCGACCGAATCGTCAAAGCCATTGAAGGCATTACACTCGGCGATTCAACCGACCAACACCGCGCAACCTTTTCATACTCGGATGGATTGCGCGTCTCGGTGTTTGGAGCCGAGAACATCCACAAAGTTTGTAGCACCAGTAGTTTCCGCGGCGTACCTCTGGCCGTAGAACGAAAGCGCAGATACTTTGATGCGATGAAGACCGAATCCACCAAAGACATGATTGATGTGCCTGAACTCCGACTCCGATTCACACTTCGACATGAAGAACCGCTTCGTAAGGATTTCAGCGGTTCACCCATGGATGCCGCTTCGTATGTCCGCATTCTTCACCGCAAGTCGTGGACTACAACCGATAAGTTGTTACGCATCGACTTGTCGCAAGTCAAGACCAAGTTGAAACAACACAAGAGCTTTGCAGAGATTCTTCGTCAGACACCCACCTATGAACTGGAAGTGGAAGTGATTGATAAGAAAGCCAATGCAAAGTCCATCGTTGAATCGATGCTCCGAACTGTTGAACCGTTGTTGGCTGCCTTCCAACAATCTGCATTCCTCATCACGGAATCGGACCTTCAACGCTACCGAATGGACTTGGAAGCCACCAAGATGCGCTTCATCAATCCAGTCACGATGGAACGCAGACATCTCATTGCAGAGCGACCCAACAACATTCTCACAGGCTATACAGTCACAAACAAAGCCGATGGTGAACGATGCTTCTTAGTGGTCGCACGAGACAAGCATGTTCTCCGATGGTCACGCGATGGGCGTATTGCGTGGACTGGACTGGTTGCGACCAAGGATACACATGTAGGGGACATTCTAGATGGAGAATACCTTCACGACCGTAATCTCTACTGCATCTTCGACGCCTACTATTTCCGAGGCAAGAACTTGTTGCGATTACCGTTGATGACGACCGATGAAGATGTGACCAAAGACCCATTGAAGAGTCGTCTCGGATGCGCACACCTATTCGTAGAAGACCTCAAGAGAGACTTTACCACTGCATCTGCACGAACACCGTTACGCATTGAAACCAAGTTGTTCCTTGCGGGCAATGGACCTGCGATGGAACAGGCGATTCGAACCATGCTCGATACACAGTTCGAGTATCCTACCGATGGTCTTATCTTCACACCTCGTTCCTCTCCTGTCGCACCGATTGGAGAACGCAAAGGAGATACCTGGTTACATGTCTACAAGTGGAAACCCGCAAGTCAGAACTCCATTGACTTCTTCGTGACCTTCAAGATGGGTGAAAGCTATGACCCAGTGATTGGTCAACGAGTCGTGCGTGGAAACCTCTTCATCTCCCGCAGTCCAGGGTCAGACATTGTGTATCCATGCGAGACACTCACAGGTGAATACAAGGTTCCTGAAATCGCAGCTGAACTGCGTGTAGCCTCTGAAACACGAGACCGTGCTCCTTCACCCTTTCAACCCACGGCACCCAAAGCACCTGACGCTTACCAAATATTGATTCCAGTCAATGCAAAAGGTATTCCAGTGGACGAAGAGGAAAATCGTATTGAAGACAAGACCATCATTGAATGTTCTCGCGATGTAGAGCGTGGACGATGGAAAATCATGCGAACACGCTACGACAAGACCTACCAGAACCGAGTCTTGAATCAACCACAGTTTGGGAATGATATTCAAGTTGCAGACTCGATATGGACCAACATCCACAATCCAGTGTCCGAAGAGATGATTCGTTCGGTTCAGAGCAGTCCTCCCAGTGATACCTTTGAAGATGAGTTGTACTATCGAGACAGTCTTGAAGCACGCGACCGAGTCATGAAGGATGTGATGAGTTTCCACAACAAAATCAAAGAGAAGCTCTATCAAGTCAATATCAAGCAAGGTGATACGCTCCTGGAACTTGCAGTTGGACGAGCTAATGACCTTCACAAGTGGCGCAAGACCAAACCGTCGAAGATTGTAGGTGTTGACTACTCGCGTGGAAACATTGAAGGCTCACGACAGGGCGCGTGTGTTCGATACCTCCAAGAGAACGCCAAGCAGAAGTTACCGCCTGCGTTGTTCATTGAAGGTGATATGACCCAACCTCTGCTACAACAAGAGAACCGATATCTCAAAATCTTAGACAAGCAAGCACCTGCACCGACTGAATACTTACAGAAGTTCGTTGGACTGACCGAGTTTGATGTGATTTCGTGCCAGTTCGCCATTCATTATGCGTGCGAATCTGAAGAGACCTTCCGAACCTTTGTAGGCAATCTCACACGACATGGAAAAGGCGTATTCTTTGGAACCTGTATGGACGGACAATCGGTCTATTCCTTACTGCTCGGAAAGGACGGACATCGATTCCGTTCAAAGGACCAGTTGTTCGGTGAGTTCTCCAAGCAGTATGCCGATGGAGATGGATGGACGGAAGAGTTTGGAAAGACCATTACGGTCAAGTTGGAGAGCTTCGAGCGCCCGACCAAAGAGTATCTCGTTCCGTTTGGAAAGGTCACAGACATCTTACGAGAGAATGGGTTTGAATTGGTGAAGACCATGACCTTCAGTGAAGAGTATGCATCCCAAACCCAGTTCGTGTTAACGGGTGACCTACAAGCCTTCTCATTCCTCCACCGCGGGTTCATGTTCAAGCGTGTCGAAGCCAAGCAGGAAGTCGAAGTGCCGATGGTAGAAATCCCTGCAGCCGAAGTCCCAAAAGAAGAAGCACCCAAAGAGGAAGTTCCCACAGAGGAACCCAAGGAAAAGAAGAAACGAGTGCTCAAAGTGAAAGTGCCCAAAGAGGAAGGTGAACCACCTGTGTTCTTCTTCGCAGGCAATCCAGCGTTGAACGAGTTCAAAGAGTTCAGCAGTATGCACGAAGCACCGATACAAATTGATGGAACGACCTTTCCAACGGTCGAGCACTACTACCAATGGTCCAAAGCCAAACAGTTTGGAGACGGAGAGATTCAAGGGAAAATCATGAAGACTGCGAGTGCCAAGTCAGTCAAGTCGTATGGAAAGAAAGTCAAGAACTTCAATGACGAAGCCTGGAACGAACGAAAAGACCAGGTGATGCGAGTGGCGGTCAAAGCCAAGTTCATGCAGCATCCAGAGTTACTGAAGAAACTGCGCGACACGGGTACACGACCGATTGCTGAAGCCGACCCTCGTGGAAAGTACTGGGGCATCGGAACCTCTGCGGACACTTCAAAGGCCAAAGACCCTGAACGATGGCCTGGAAAGAACGTGTTGGGAAAGATACTGATGGAGCTTCGAACTGAATTGAAAGATTCGTAAGTAATAATGGGACAAAACTCTGCAAAGCCCCAAGCATTATTTCTTCCTCCTCTTCCTGGTGGACCAGGTGGAATCGCAGACCAAGCTGCGACTGCGTATGCGCAAGGAGCTCGAACCCCTGGAGAAGTTGCAGTCCAAATGGCACAAAATCAACTGTTGGCAATTGTCTTCACACTCATCATTCTAGGGATTGTCTTTTTGGTCTATTGGTGGATGGGTAAAGAGGTCCCGATTCAAAAGACCGTCCAAAAGTTCCGCAACATTCAACCTCACGATGAAACACCTGATAAACATCCTTACGAACGAGATTGACGATAGTAATCCTCATACGACATGCGCGCCGTCGGAGGTGGACTGTTTGAAATAGCGTGAGGGACAAAGCGATTAAACAATTGCTGTCCCACAACCGCTGAAGCCTGTTCGGCAGTCATCTCACCTTTTTCAATCTTTCGTTTCAGGTTCAACATTTCAAAAAAGGTTTGGTCCAGTCTCTCTTCAATGTGTAGTTGATAGAGACTGGGGTAATTGAAATACAGAGTCTCGTTCTCTGCCTTGACGGCTTGTTCGTATTCCAACTTCTTTCCACTCTGTTTCAAAGCACGATACTTTGCCTTGCTTGCATCCATCTTTCGCACCAGAGCTTGAATCTGGGTTGCGGTCAGTTGAGTGTCGTTGATATTGCGTTCCCCTTCACGGACTTCATCGGGTGTAAGTTCACGAGCCTGCATGTTTATAGGAAGACCCTATAGTTTAAACGAGAACCTCCCGCAGTTTCAACATCAGACTATCGCATTCAGACGAATGGGTCATTCCAGTCAAGATGATGTTGCCCGTTCGAAACACTTTTGCAATCCATTTGGTGTCGGGGAAGTAGATTTTGACTGCAGGATAGACTGCAGGTTCATAGTTGGTCTTGAATCCTTTGGTCCGTAGTGTAGCATGAAGTGTATCTCGCGAGAGATTGGTGACTCCTACAAGTTTGGTCTTGTAGTTCATCAATACGACACGACGCTGGTCAGAGGTCCATGTGCCTTCAAGTATCGCATGAGGACAGGTGGTTGTGATGTGGTCGCGCAATCGTGTGGTGACATCTCGGTCGTAGCGTTCATCCAAGACGCCCGTGATATGAAACACGCCATTCTGGAAGATTTTGATAGTGATTTCCTTATCTAGTAAGGTTCCGTCACCTGAAGACATCACGACCAAGGTAATACTATTATGTCCGAATCCAGTGGTTCTTCGGGGCTGTGCAGTGGTCTTGCGATGACGAATACGGTCCTTGCGAGACTCTCCACGACGAAGAACGCCTTGTTTTTCAATTTTGATAATACGGTCTGTGAGTGGAAGTTCATGAACCAAAGTGTCGGTGTTCAACTTGACTCCCATCGTGTACAATACGACCATCGTGGTGAGTGTTGGTGAATCCATTGGGTCTTTCTGTGTAGAGGGTATTGATTTCGTTTTTCCACGCATGCGACAACGAAAGAGGAAACGCAGTCACCAGTCCACAGGTGAACTTACGCAGTGCTTTGCGTAGAATCACTTCTTCATGCGGTGTTAACATCCATCCATCGAGATACCCAAACCATAATCGAACGTCGGTTTGATGGGCACAAATGTCTTCAACCGTTTGTGCTAACTCGTCCAGTGGAGTCATTGATAAGTCAATCCAATGAAGGGGTCGTTCCATCTTGAAGGTATAGACCTCCAACATTCTCTGTTCTACGAAGAAGTTCAGTAAATACTTACGCGTTGGGAATCGATGTGTGAATGAATGTACCGACCTTGTCCTTCAAGGCAGTCTGTTGTGCGACCGTCAAGGAACATCCACACCCCCTCGCAAACACAGGTGGCTTGCCACACACTTGGCAACACGCTGCGGATGAATAGCCGCGTTGATAGGCGTTCTTTGCGGCTTGTTTGAGTGCGGCTTGCTCATCTGTGCGCAATAAGTCATTGTATTCAGGCATTGCCGTCGACGAGTAACAAACAGGATTAATCTGGGAAGGTTTTGCGTTACGGGGTAGTTCCGATTGAGCCACTGCCTGACCCGCAGTGTATTCGTTGTAGACGGATTGGTCTTGAACGGTATGTGCCTTAGCATAGCGTGAGTTCACGCGGGTGGTAGGTCCGTCCAACACAAGTACACACGCAGACGCAGGACGCTTGCTGTCTTGGACACCTGAGGCTGCTAATCGTTTGACGATTTCCGTTTGATGTCCTGCGTCACGATGGGGGCGTGTATCTTGGACCTTTCCAAGGCGTTGTTGCATTCGTCCTAGGTATTCACTATACGAAGACATTTACTCTTTACTGTGAAGTAAAAAGGAATGGATGTGTTACGGATACGGATTCCGAACATTCACTATTGCTGTGAGAAGGACTGCTATGAGCTGTCGCGGTCAATGCGGTGTCGTGAATGTACACTCAAGCTCTTCTTAAACGCCAGGGTGCGTCAAGAAATGCCTGCGACAACACTCCCGCGTCAATCCAAGGTTGTCCATAGCACGCCCCTCTGCCGTTTTTTGTGTGGTTGAGGTGAGATACACCAACTCATCCTTTTCAGACCGTCCATCTTCAACACGATTCCCTTTGACCAACGCTAGATAGTGTTTCCACTTGCCCGCAATGGGCAGATTACAGGTATAGCAACGAATAGGTATTGGGAAGTCCATACTCTCTCTTGTTATCCTTTTCTACTTCCGTTTTTCTTGTCTACCGAAGAAATAATGAAAACTCGTGTCCTTGTCATCGTCGGTGTCATCGTCCTCCTACTCATACTTTCCTTTACAGCGTTAGGCGTCCAGCAGCAGGTCTTTCCAGGTGTCGTGGACCTTCCCACACGAATCCAACGCGATTTAGCCAACGAGAAAAAGCGATTCCTTCCCGAGAACAGCGTCGATATTTCAATGGCGATGAAGCTGATTACCCATGAACCGCCGCGTTTCTATGGACCCGTTGCATCCCAGCCACCTCTGTTAATGTACCCTCCTTCTGAAGAGACCCTCGAACGAATGTCGGGCAGATAAATAATGAAAGCCTTCAAGCAGTTTCTATTAGTTGCATTAGTTGTGATTGCATTGTTCCAAGCAGGTGTCGGAGGACTCCGAGACATGTTTGGATTCAGTCTGTTCGGTATCTCGGCCCAACATGGTTGGCACGATGCTATCATTCTACTCTTACTTGCTATCTTGGTTGCAATTACCATATAACCTCCAACTCTTGCGCTGACCAATATTCTGCAGTGTCGTTGGGCATCTGACGACGAATCAAGAAGGGTAGCTTTCTCTGTTCAATTTCTCGTTTCGCAACATTCCATACAAACATCGGGTCGCTTGTTTTGAGTCCTTCTAGACTCACCAGCGGTTTCGCTCCCTGTGCAATCTGTTCTGCGCGTGTCGCCAGTAAGGTGGTGTATTCGTATTTCGTAAAGTATTCGCGTGTCTTGCGGGGTTCCTTTAAGGCTTCCATCACTTGCGTTCGAAAGACTGGCTTGACTTCAGGATGGTCCATTGTTATTCATCAGGTTGTTTTGTGTGAAAATCTTCCGTTTTACATAAATGCCTCTCCTACGTCCGTCTGCATCCGATTATACAACGGTTGTAAGAGCCTTAGCCAATGCAGGAGCTGCTGTGACCAATCCACAGGGGTCACGCCCTCCCTCGAAAGGATCGGTTGCATTGGTGAGCGCTGCAGCCATATCTTCGATTATCAGAGGTTCGCCGTTTAGATTGATTCAACCTAGGGTTACAGCTGCACCTGCGGTTGCGTTAGCACCCCTGGCCAATGCGGGAAGTACTGATGTGTTTGTAGTCAAATACGATTCAGCTGGAACACCGCTGTGGGTTAGGAGACTGGGTGGAAACGGAACTGATCAAGGCCTTTCGGTGACTACCGATTCAAGTGGAAACGTGATTGTCAATGGAAACTATAGTTCTAAACCACTCACCATCTTTGATACAGATGGAATTACTCCATTCGCTACATTAGACAACCCAATATTGAATACTTTTGAAACGTTTGTAGTCAAATACAATTCAAGTGGAACACCTCAATGGGTTAGTAGAATTGGTGGAACAACTGAAAGTGTAAATGACTCTGGTACAATTACTATCGATTCAAGTGGAAACATATTTGTAGTTGGGGGGTTTTCCTCTAATCCATTAACCTTCTTTGGTACAAATGGAAACCCTACATCGATTACATTAGCTAACTCGGGACAAAGCGATGTATTTGTAGCCAAATACGATTCAAATGGAGTACCTTTGTGGGCTAGACGAATCGGTGGAAGTTTAAGCGACACTTATAATACATTTAGTACAGATTTAAGTGGAAATATCATTGTTTCTGGATACTATTCTTCTAGTCCAGTCACAATTTTCGATGCAAATGGAAACGCTGCATTCGATCCATTGACACTTATAGGAGGACAAGATGATGGGTTCATAGTCAAATATTCTCCAAATGGAACCCCTCTATGGGTTAGAAAAATTGCTGGAAGTTCAGCTGATCAACCGAGAATCCTCTTGGATTCAAGTGGAAATATTATTATGTTTCCAACTAGTACTCTGCAGTATATCTATGACGCAAGTCAAAACCCAATCACTTCACTAACTAGAAAAACTGTCGCGAAATTTAATACAACTGGAACACTTTTATGGTTTAGTAGTTATACATATAGTGGAACTGGAAGTTCGTATCCTACATTGGAGTCTATAGATTTGAATGGAAATATTATTATAGGTGGTTTAATTCAGGCCGGAACTACATTAACCATCGACGATGGAACTGGAAATGTAGCTGCTACATTCACTACGACGACGAATACCCAGTCATATATCATAAAATACTCTCCAAGTGGAATGGTCCTATGGGCTAAAATATGTATTAATGGGCCTCTTGATTTTTCTGCGTGCTTTATCATAACAGATTCAAGTGAAAATATTGTTGTCGCTTCACCTTATTCATCCAATCCATTAACTATATTTAATGCAGATGGAAGTGGTGCATTTACTACATTGACTAACTCGGGAGGTAATGATATATTTGTAGTGAAATACAATTCAACCGGAACACCGCAGTGGGTTAGGCGAATCGGTGGAACTGGAGCTGAATCTATGCGCAAGGTCAATATGGATTCAAATGGAAATGTATTTGTGATGGGGGTGTATAAATCCAATCCATTAACCATATTTACTGCAGACGGGGCCACCACTTTCACTACATTGAACAATACACAAACATCAACCGATGATATATTTGTAGTGAAATACAATTCAAACGGAACACCATTGTGGGCTAGGCGAATCGGCGCAACTGGAGCTGAAAATTTACGAAACTCTATTAGTGATTCCACTGGAAATATCATTGTGATTGGAACTTACGATTCCAATCCACTCACGATTACTTAATAAATTTACAGGCATACACACAAATGCCCACTCTCTCTGCATCGGACTACACTCAATACTTGAAATACAAGACAGCCGCAGTTGCCTATACCTCTGGAAACGCTCCTCGTGCAATTCAGACAGTAGACCAAGTTGCACCGACCATGAATGTCATCAACTCCATGGTAAAAACGAGTCAAGCCGCCTATGTGGTCAATCCCCAACAGACCGTGTTGACTGGATTGAGCTATGTGCGTGCACGACAGCCCGAGCGAACCAACAACCCAAAAAACTTGTCGACCGTCTCCTGGTCTTCGGGTAGCAGTATTACCTCTACAACCTCGTCCAAGACTCAACAACCTGGAGGCTTACCTGCAAACAATGTAGTTGGAACCTATTATCGTATCCCGCAGAATGCGGGTGCCATCCAAGGGAATATGATTTCCAGTGGTCCTAAGCGCTTCTAACCTCGTGCAAGCTGTTTCCAAGTGGTATTGCAGACTGCACACTGATACAACCATCGAACATTCACAGGGTCCAACTTGATGCCTACAATCTGTGATTCACTGCCTCGGGTCGAGCAGCTATCATTGGGGCAAATCATCGTTGTAAAGCGAGGTAGAGTTGGGTCATATTTTAGATACGGATTGATTGAATACTGAACCGAGGTATCCTGTTGAAGGTCGTGCTCGTACACGACAGGATTTGCCTTTGTAATCTCTTCTTCGTAAGGACAGCTACGGCATTTAAGAAATGCAGACTTGTCTCGTTCCTCAATCGAGTAGAGGAAGTTGTTACACTGTGTACAGAACTTCATTGTGCCTTGTTTTATTAGAACGGTGTAGATTCCTTTTGAAATCTGGAAACATGCGTTCAAAACGAACGGCTGGCCGCAAACTTCTCGAAGGTAGTAGTATCAGACACAATGCCCACTAAGCTTGACTTCTTTCTAGGAGGAAACCCTAATGGAAAGTCTGACCAAGAAAGAGCAGGTCGAAAGACAGAGAAAGGACAACCCTATACCTTCAACACAATGGATGGATATGACCATTGGCTGGTCAATTCAGATGACATTCCCAAATTCTATGAGCTCTACTATGCGAACATCCTGAACGGTGTGCCGATGTATTACACCGAGCGCTGCACACCGATTGGACAGCTTCGTATTGATTTGGACTTCAAGTATGAGGGTATCGTTGAAGAGCACAAACATACACAAGAACAAACCAAGTCCTTCGTCAAGGCCTACATGGATGAAGTGCGAAAGCTCGTAGACTTGAAAGACGATGTGGAAATCTATGTACTCGAGAAGGACAACCCGACCTTCCAGTCCAACAAGAATCTCTCTGCATCGGGCATCCACATTCAGATTCCCTCCATCAAGTCTCGTCCTTCCGTAGAAGAGACTGTGCGCCGTGTCTTGGTGCGCCGAATGGAAGAGTTCTTCCCAAACCTTGGACTCATGCACGACTGGAACAAGGTCTATGACACGAGTCCACTGAATCACAATGGACACTGGCCCATTCTAGGTTCCAAGAAGAAGGACGATGGAGCTCTCCCTTACAAGATTCGCTATGTGTTGGATTATGACCATGAAACCGGTGAACTCAGTGTCGATAACGAAGTCCCTGCAGTGCCTACCTTGGACTTGATTCGTAAGCTCTCCACGCGCTCTCTTGCCTCGGAAGAGACACACTTGACACCTCATGGCGAGCAGAACTGTAGGGCACCTTCCACTGAAGTGCCTCGGTCCGTTTCCCGTGGACGCACAACCACACGAGACGCCAACGATTCTCGTGCGTCCTCTCCTGGACGACAATACATTGAACCCTTGACTGCAGTTCGTAAACAATACATTCGCGACCATGTCTTCAACCTTAAAACCGAGCGATACAGCGAGTATGAGCCTTGGATTGAAGTGGGTGTCTGCCTGAAGAATATCCATCCTGACCTAGAGGATGTGTTCCAAGACTTCAGCGAGCAAGTGAATGCGACCAAGCCAGGCAGTTACAACCAGTCGCAATGCATGAACAAGTGGAACGGATTTGGATTCCGTGTCGAAGGTGAACGACTGGGTGAAAAGAGCTTGCGATACTGGTCGCGAGAGGATAACCGATGTGGATACGATGAGATTGAGAGCCGAAATGTAGACAAGTTGGTGGATGATGCGGCTGCGACTGCGACCGATTACGATGTAGCCTTGGTCGTCCACGCAAAGTATCGAGACGAGTTCCGATGTGGTTCCTTCGTCAACAACGACTGGTACTACTATGTCGGACACATCTGGAAGAACTCTGAGAAGGGTGTAGAGCTCTTGAAGCGTCTGTCTTCGGATGTAGCCAAGGTGTTCTTGGAGAAGTCACTGGTTGAAGGTGAACGACTCAAGCATGTAGCCTGTCAGCACAAGGAGCCTGACCCCGAATGTGACGGCTGTAAATCCGAGAAGAAGATGAAGCAGTATTCAGCGGTTCGATTGAAGCTCAAGAGCAATGCCTTCAAGAACAACATCATGCGTGAGTGCCAAGTGCTGTTCCACGATGCCGAGTTTGCCAAGAAGCTCGACGACAACAAGCACATCATCGCCTTCAACAATGGAATGTTCGACACATTGACCCAGACCTTCCGAGAGGGTCGACCGGACGACTATGTCAGCATGTGTACCAACATCGACTACAAGCCTGACATGAAGTACAATGAGTTCGCCTGCTGGAAAGAACTCAACACCTTCCTCGAACGAATCTTACCCATTCCAAGTGTTCGAATGTTCTTCTTGAAGCACCTTGCTACCTGTATCTCAGGTGTCTTCCAGCCTCGGTTCATGATTATGACCGGCAACGGTTCGAACGGCAAGTCGATGTTGTTGAACTTGATGGCCACTGCGATGGGTGACTACTGTTACAAGGTGAATGTGGCGATGTTCACACAGAAGCGTAACAAGGCAGGTGCTGCAGCGCCCGAGTTGATTCGCATGAAGGGTCGTCGCTTCGTGATGATGTCCGAGCCTGATGAAGGAGAGCCGTTGTCTACAGGTGTTCTCAAGGAGTTGACCAGTTGCGAGAAGGTCTCTGGACGCGACTTGTTTGCGGGTTCCAAGCAGATTATAGAGTTCGATGTTCAAGCCAAGATGCACTTGGCGTGTAACGAGAAGCCACCCGTGAATACGAGCGATGGAGGCACCTGGCGACGATTGAAGGTGGTTCACTTTCCGTCCAAGTTCGTAATGAACCCACAAGGACCGAACCAGTACATGGTGGATGAGACGATTCAGCAAAAAGTGTTATCGACTGAGTGGGCGACCTGCTTCATGAGCTACCTGGTTCACCTCTACACTGAAGGCAAAGGACTTGGAAAGCTGTCTCCACCTGCAGAAGTGGATGCATACACCAACGAGTACCAGGATGACTCTGACATCATTGCTCGATTCATTCGCGAGTATGCACATACTGACGAACTGATTGAGGGAAATACGGTGTCATGGAATGATGTGTCCTCTACCTTCCAGGAGTGGAAGCGTCAGAACGAGTTGATGTATCGTGGAAGTGTCACGGATTTGAGGAAGCGATTGGAAGAACGATTCGGTAAGTACCCTAGGAACGGATGGACCGCCTTCCGTTTCGGCGGCGTTTAGCGGGTCTCTTCTCCTTATTACGATAGGTGCGCTTGCGACCCCCTCGAACACCATCGACGGTGTTAGCAGGAGGTGTAGACTTGGCTTGACTCAACTCGGTGTTGGCAGTACTGAGCTCTCCTTCGAGGCGAGTGACCTGCTCTTTTGCATTGGTCAATGCAGCTTGTGCGGAATCCACTTTGGCCTGTGCAGTTGCGACAGGGTCTGCGGGTTTAAAGGGTGATGTGAACGAAGAGAACCAACTCATTATTCTATTCAACTATTTTTCCTTCTTATGTTCGGCTGGCACCAATCTTGGAGAGGTAGTAGGTGCGGAGGACGCCAATCGCATAGACGACGATGGCGAAGGAAATCATGAGCTGAATGGTTGCGGCCAAGAGCTCACCGGTTTTGAGGGTGACGCCGCCGACGACCACGACGGATTCAGACAAGCCCTTGCTTCCGAGAGGGGCAAGGAGAGGGGCGATAATGCCGTCCGTGAGTGCGGAGAAGAACCGAGACACCACTGAACCGAGGTAGACTGCCGCTGTGAGAATGATGATATCCTTTGTGTCTAACATTTTGTTTAGAAGCACGGATAATCTTTTGGAGGTAAGTGAACAATGGATACCCGATTCTGGGGGCCGTCTGGGTGGCAATTATTTCACTTAATTGCGTTTCAATCCCCCTCTCCCCGCGATGTATTGGACGATATGAAGGATGTGTTGCCGTGTGCGTTTTGCCGCGCCTCGACGACCGAGTTTGTGAAAGCACACCCTCCCTCCAAACCGTATGGGCGCTGGCTCTACGACCTACACAATAAGGTCAATGCAAAGCTTCGGCGACAGTGTTCTGAGGACCCCTCGGTGATTTGTCCTGAAACAGACCCCGAGTTTGAAGACGTGAAACGGCAGTATGAAGCCATGAAACCCACCGCAGTGCCTGGACGAGACTTCTTGATGGCGATTGCCTATAACTTTCCAGCCGAACCTGAACCACGAGACATGTCGACTCAACGCGAGTTCATTCATCATTTAGCGGATGCGTATCCATTTGAAAGCTTCCGCAGTGTGTTTCAATCCTACCTCAAAGCACACGAACCCGTCTTGAAGAATCAAAAAACCTATACCAAGTGGATGTACGGGCTTCTTCACGAGTTGTCTGCAGTTGCAAAGGTTCCTATCAAGAGTTATCGTGGCTACATGGCTCATTTGGCGTATTACAAGAGCGGTTGCTCACGTAAGACGTATAAAGGAAAAACCTGTAGGCGTTTGGGTGGAGGGAAGTATACGAAGCAACGAGACCACAAGATGACACGACGTGTCACTCATAAATCCTTATTATAATTACTTTTTCTTGTCTTTCAAGGCTTCCAGTTGGCGCACATGTTTCGCAGAGTAACATGTATCCTTACCTTTGGCCTTCTCTTTTGCGGATTTCTTGGTTTCTCTACGAGTTTTAGGGTCTTGGTCCATGATGGAGTCGGTTTATTTAGAACAACTTAAATCCGTTTTTCTTGGTCTTGCGGGACTTGCGACCGCCCCTTCGGACTTGCATAGGTGGGAATGACACTTTACCGTCTTCATCCTCTTCTTCAACACCACCACGACGGGAACGACGACGTCCACCGGACAAAGGTGCAGCAGTCTCTGCAACACCGCCACCACGCATGGTCTTCTTGTAGGTCTTCTTGGCCATCTTCAAGACCGCGGACAAAGGCTTACCCTTGTTGGCCTTCATGGTCTTCTTGACGTGGGTCATCCATGCACTTCGCTTCTTACCTCCTTCCATTGATGCTGGTTCACTCATTTTGTTTAGTAGGTAGGAAAGATTCTGAACGCAGTGCTTCAGGTTTTTCACGGAACCCACCCCCGCTCGAATCGAACAAATTCCACTGGCATCCCAACGCCAAGGGTTTATCCTTTCGAACATTCACCGTCCGAAGTTCGGCGTCGGGTGCGACCATGACAATATGGTCACGAGTAAAGCGAATCAACTCCTTTTCATCGCGTGAATGAAGGGCTTGTTGATAGGTGAGTCGTCGCAGTCCAGACTCAGTCCATGACAGATTGACCAAGTCATCGAGGTCGGTTCCCTGTGTGCCTCCCGAGACAATCAAGACCTTATCTTTCAAGCTATCGAGAGGAACGGTAGCCAAGTTCTTGGTTGTAGAGACCAACCGACGACGCACGGTCGTCATCAGATGTTCAGCCATACGATTCAAGACAAGTGTCTTGGTGGTATGAGGCACAATCGACAAAATGAAGGGGTCATTGGAGGGGAACGCATCGTTTGCAATCAGGATACACACCTGTTCAAAGGTGATGTTGTCGGTCGCATAGTCGTATCCGTCATTTTGAGGACGAAGTGCAACGACTGGGTGGTCTTGTTCGTCTGAATACACATGGACTTCTAAGAGACGTACACCACGAGCGAGTGCAGACGGAATGTCTTCAAACACAGACCCAGGGACATAGTAATCACAGAGTCGTTTGCGACTTGTTAACACAGGTTGGACTCCAAGGGACTCATCTTGTAAGAGGTATCCAATGAAGACAAGTAAAAGCACAATCATGAGCCATTCCATTATTCTTTTGCGGATGATTCTTTCTTGGGCATCGTGAACAACAAATTACGAAAGAGATTAATCACCTCATCGGGCATGGATTGATTCATGGGTAAGTTCATCAAGCAAGCGTAGTGGAAATACAAGCAATACATTCCACATTCAGAATCCTTGTATTGGTGTCGTGTCTTGTTGTAGGTCATCTTCATAGGCTTTGAGTGGATGCCTGTGGAATCCCACTGCTCTTTCCATCGTTTCATCAACACCTTGATTTCCTTCTCGGGTTGAGAGGCGTAGGAATCGAAATAGGTCACACGAGGAAACTCCAACTCGGGGCGGACATCACAAAACACCGCAACCCAATGTTGACCCGGTCCATCGTGTGGGTCTGTGTTGATGACAATTCCAAACTGTTGCTTTCCTTTGTCGTAGAGGGATTTGAGTTTCATGGAACATAAAGCAGACACCAAACACTTTTGCGTTTCAGACTTCAAGTCAAAGTCGATGGGCACGGTGCCCATGTAATGGTAATCGGCAAAGAGTTCAGTATAGTTACGCTCGACAGCATCAATGTCATCCGACGAGAGCCATTCATATCGGTTCAAGGACCATTCTTTGGGTGCTTTGGGTCTGCGTAAGAGACTGGACACGATACATTCAGCTCGACCCGTCTTGCACTTTTCACGAAAGCGGTCTTGAAGGTTTCCCCATGTATCCTCTGCGGATTGCTTCGGAATAGGGGCTTCACGCGGATGTTCTTTGTTATAGACTTGGCGTAGTCGTTCAATTTCGTCTTCATCAAAGACAGACATCCCTTGTTCAAAACGGACACTTTTAAACAAGGCACTCAACCTTCATATGGACACTCTTAAACCGATTCTTAGCCGTTACTTGGAAGTCAACAAGCAACTCACAGACATAAACACCCGAGCCAAAGACCTTCGCGAACATCGACAAACCCTTGAGTTGGATTTAGCCGCTGCGTACAATGAGACTACTGCGTTACCTGCAAAGATTGAACTCAATGCCTCCAAGATGGTGTTTCAAGTGAAAAAGCCAGGGGAATGGAAAAAGGGGTGGTCGCTTTCAAAGAAGCAACTTCAGAACTACTTACTTGAGATTCTTCCCGAACATGGGGAAGATGTAATGAAAGAGATTATGCGTCGTCATGAACGCACATTAATTGCAGAAGACTATTCGTTTGAATTGAAAGCATTACTTGAGTGAGATGTAGGTTCGTGTAGGGGGTGCTTTCTGTGCTTCTCGAACTTGTCGGAGCATCTCTTGCAGTTGTTGAAGTTCTTTTTCTAGAGTTTGAAGATTCGTCTCTACCATGAACCCTGTATGGATTCTCGCGATACACGGCGTCATCTCTCGATGCGCACGAACGACACGGGCAGTCAGAGTCACTAAAGCTTTTTCCATTAATTTATGATGTTGATGCAAGATATTTTTAAACTAGAAAACGGACCTTCACAAAGTAAGGTATAGAGTGTAATGGAATCCTATTGCCCCTATAACTCCGCCAATCGCCCATTCACTGAACGAGACATCCACAAGCTCCTTCATAAACACGGTTTGCCACACTACAGAGCACAGAATGTGCGAGTGTTTCAGACTGCGATGGTTCATACAACCTATGTGCGGAGAACGGACTATACGACTCCCGACGGAACGCCCGCTCAACTTGCGCCCTGTCCTCCTGGAGTGATGCCACTTCAAGATGAATCGTATGAGTGCTTAGAATTTGAAGGTGATTCAGTGTTGGGTGTCTGCGTGGCAACCTACCTTCGTAAGAAGTATCCAGAGAAGAAGCAGGGGTTTCTCACCGATGCCCGCAAGGTCTTGGTCAACAACGAATGTATCGGTCAGCTCTCCAAGACAATTGGTCTCGATAAGTTCTATGTCATCTCTCGTCATAATGAAGAATCTCCTGCGATTGCAGGGCGTAATAATACGAAGAAACTAGGGGATATCTTTGAAGCCTTTATTGGTGCGTTGTGGACCGACTGCGGCAATCGGTTTCATATCGTGTATACCTTTGTAACCTCTGTGATGGAGGCATACCTAGACATTGAAGAAGTGATTCATGAGACGACGAATTACAAAGACTTGTTTCAGAAGCACTGTCAGCGTGAACTCAAGTTAACACCGACCTATGAGATGTTATCGAACGACCCAAAGAAGAATGAGATACGCGTTGCGGTGTGTGATGCGACTGGAAAGCACCTAGCCTACGGAAGTGGAAGCACACGCAAAAAAGCCGAACAGTTAGCGGCTAAACAAGCCCTTGAAGCCATTTCTGGGTAGTCAAACGTCCCTTGCGATAGCGTTTCATGGTGCGTCCTCGTGTCTGTAAGACCGACTTGGTGCAAATCGCAATCGCTGCAGATTCCTTGTTAGAACCCTTACGAGCCTTGACCGTTTTTCGCACGCTCTTCACACACTTATCAAACTTGGACGAAACGCGAGTTTTCATTACTTATGGTCGAGGAGAAAGTTTAGCCAACTCTGCAATTTGTCGGACTTTGTTACGCAACTTGTCCACTTCGTCATCGCAGACTGCAATGTCTTCACGAAGTTTAGTGACTTCTTGATTTGGAGCCGACTCACTCACGTACATGGACTTGGGGATTGGCGCAACAGGGGCAACCACGGGTGGAACCACCTTGCGAGTCTTCTTCGGTTTCGAGTTCACCTTTCGTGTCTTTCTGAGTTTGACCGCAACCACAGGAGCAACCACAGGAGCAACCATAGGGGCAACCATAGGAGATGGAACTATAGGAGGTGCAACCGACTTCCGAGTCTTTTTGGCCTTCGATTTCACCTTTCGAGTCTTTTTGACTTTGACTGGTGCAATCACAGCCGGTGGAATCACAGAACTCGATACGAACGCAAGAGGAATGATTTCACGCAGACGCACAGAGAAGTCTCCGTCTTTCTGTGCTACAATATGAACAAACGCAGCCAAGAACTTGTTGACTGCATCCTTGGGGATAAGACTTTCGTGTTCAGATGTTCCTATCAATGCCAAGGTATCCCATGACCGAGTTAACACCATCTGTAGTTTATTTCTTCCAGGTTTCGTAGTTCGATTCACAACTCCTTGGAAGTAACCGCTATTGTTGAGAATGGGTATGATGTAACGATATTCAGCTCGATTCTTCAGGGCACTTGTGCGTTTGGCCCACTCCAAATAGTTGTTGAGCTCTTTCTCGTCACGGCTGTTGAAGGACCGCCCCCAATCGTGTGCGACCAACTTATTGTTCATCAACGCAATGTTTGCGCCATGTAAGTCGGTGTGCATGAGCCCATACTCATTCAGATAACTCATCGCAGTTGCGAGCAACATCATGTAGGTTGGAAACTTCACTTTGAAGTCAGGAGTGACCTGAAGTCGCCAAAAATCCTTTCCCTGTTTAGGCGTGATGAGGTTCACAAGTTTTCCACTCGCAAGGTCTTTGACTTTACAGGATTGTTGTTCGTCTTCAGGCTTGAATTTAGGCGTACACGAATCCGTCGCAAAGTTCACATAGTCTCGAATGGATGGAAAGACCGGTTCGACGTCTTGTATCACTTTTTGAAGAAATGCTTGTTTCTCGCGTTCACCCGAACTAGCCGACACAATGCGTGAAACTTTGTTTTGAACATCCATTCCTGGATTGGGAGGGTCACAACTCACCGGAGGGTCATAGACACAGGTATCTGCACCATTGGCAAGAAATTTGCCACCATACATTGTCTTTATGAAACACTTTGTTGCGCGGACGCTGAAGTAGAATTTATCCTCCGAGAATATAAACATAATGGGTGGCGGTCTTCTTCAACTCGTTGCGTATGGTGCACAAGATGCGTATATCACTGGAAATCCTCACATTACCTTCTGGAAGGTGTTGTTCAAGCGTCACACCAACTTTGCCGTGGAGGCGTTCCGCGTCAACTTCACAGGTATGCCCACCTACGGACAACGCGTTGTAGCGATTGTCAATCGTAACGCAGACCTTATCTGGAAGACCTATGTTGAGGTCACATTACCTGCAACGGACGCGTCTGCAGCAGTAGAATGGACGGGAGGTGCACAACGCCGTCTCGGATACCTGCTTCTCAAGAAAATTGAGGTAGAGATTGGCGGTCAAATCATTGATACACATTACGGCGAGTGGCTCTACTTGTGGGAGACCTTGACTGCCAACTTTGACACTGCCGTCAAGCTGGACAACATGGTTGGAGGTCCTTACAGCAGTGCAGATACTTCAGCCGTGACATGCCAGGGTCGCCCCAATGTCTTGTATGTGCCTCTCCAGTTCTGGTTCAACCGTAACCCAGGCCTAGCACTTCCATTGATTGCTCTCCAATACCACGAGGTGCGATTCAACATCACCCTCGAGGATACTATCAACCTCGTAGAAGGTGCAGGTGCAACAGGCGCTGAACTCGCCGCAGCCGCAAACGCCCTCCCTGCACTCCAAGACATGGCACTCTACCTTGACTATGTCTATTTGGACGTCGAGGAGCGCAGACGATTCGCCCAGGCAAGCCATGAGTATTTGATTGAGCAACTTCAATTTTCAGGTCAGCAAACCATTACAACCTCTTCTGGACGCATTGATTTGACCTTGAATCACCCAGTCAAGGAGCTCATCTGGGTCTTCCAAGATGCACGCAAGTTAGACTGCTCCCTCCCAGACGGTATTGCGTTCACTCGCCCATTCACCTACGATGATATCGTCAACCGTGCTCGCATCCAACTCAACGGACAGGACCGATTTGATGAGCGATATGGCGACTACTTCTGGAAGGTCCAACCTTACCAACACCACACAGGAGGTGCATTCAACCGAACGATTGGTACTACCAATACGATACCCTTATCTGCTCCTAACCCAATCAACATGTATTCCTTCGCCATCAGCCCCGAGGAGCACCAGCCATCCGGCACTTGCAACTTCTCTCGCATTGACACGGCTACTTTGGTCTATGATAGCAAGATTGGTGTTGCAGGTACATACCCCAGCAAGAGTTACCCATACAACTTCCGTATGTATGCCGTCAACTACAACATCTTCCGTATCATGAGCGGTATGGGTGGACTGGCTTACAGCAACTAAATGTCCTAATAGTATATGACACATTGGGGATACCATCTGATTTTGAACGGCCGCAACTGCATTCCTGCCTCGATTCGCTCTGCACAACATATTGGTGTGTTCACCTCTACACTGGTGAATCAAATTGATATGGTTCCTTACGGAAAACCTGAGATTGTCATGTTCGGAACTGGCAATAAGAAGGGATTTACCTTGGTTCAGTTGATTGAGACCTCCAACATTTGCGCACACTTTGTTGAGGAAACCGATGACATCTATCTCGATGTCTTTTCATGCAAGCCCTTCGATGAAAAAGTAGTCAAAAAGGTAGTGGATAACTTCTTCTCACCTGCCACGATGGATACCAAACTCATTCTTCGTGACGCATCGACTCGTATGCAATAAATCATACCTTTACATAAATGGGTATTCCACGCGTGTATTGGTATGTGCTCTTAATCGTATTATTGGAGACACTCGCCATGAGCTGTTTCAAGCGTAGTATCGACAACTCAGCCTTCTTTGCGGTCGGTGTGTTGTTTTATACAGCCGTAGGATACCTGTTACGATTCACAATGAATAACACAGGTATGGCGATGACCAATGCATTGTGGTCTGGAATGTCGGTGATGGCGACAACCACTGTGGGTATCTTGTTGTTCAAAGAAAGTATTCACTTCCATGACTTACTTGCGATTGGACTCATTGTGAGCGGCGTGATGATTTTGAAAGTAACCGACTAAGGTCTGTCGGTGTAACCGCAGTATTCGGAGAACACTTTCCAATCCCCAAGGTTTGTTGCATCATCACGGGTGCTCGACCTGATGAACAGGTTGCATGTTCGTATCCCAAGGAATGACCCATTTCATGTGTAACCATGTATTGCCGATAGCGTTCCAAGGGTAACTTGGAAGGTGCTGCTCCTTCTATCCATCGCTTTGCATTCAACCAAACCTCATTTCCACCCAAGGTCGCACACGAAAGTGTATCATCCCCACAGTCTTTCTTCAAAGTATGTGGTGACGATAACCGAATGGTCTTTCCCTTTCCAACCACAAACGTATGCCACTGAGCCCAACCCTCAGGGTCTGCTAAATAGATTGCGACTTCCTCTGCGAATTGACGCGGGTCATAATCGACATCCGAATCGACTGACGTCGTGTATCGAATCAGTCCCATTATGTAAAAAACAGGAAACTCTTTACATGAAGTAGTTGGGGTCCAACTGAATGGCAAGGTTCTCAAGAATCAACTGCGCGAACAAGGGGGAGATTTGGCTTTGTCGAACGATTTCGAGACGAACCTTATTTTCATGTGTGACACGAAAGACCACTTGCTTCTGAGGGTTGATGCGAGCAAAGACGGTTATGAGGTCATCTTCAATCCGTCCTTGATAATGGTCTCCCAAATCCATATCTTGAATCATATCATCGAGTGCGTTGTGGAGGCTATACATTTTGAATACAGGGAAAAACGACAGCTCCGTCGAATTCCGTTTTGAAGAGTTTACCAACGAGTCTGACGTTCGAAGAGAACGCGACATTCAGAGTTGCAGAAGTATGCGTCGCACGGGAATGAGCAGTAATCGCACTTAGCTCGTGGAATCCTTTTTCGTGCTTGGCGTCCACGTACAAGTGCTTGAATCTTGATGGCTGCAGCGTTTCTGCGAGCCTTGTAGGCAAGCACATAGTTCCAGATGGAGAAGCTCATTCCAATCTCTGCGCACTTCTTTGCGATGGGCTTGAACATCTTTCGCCAGACTGCTTGTGCTTCGGCAAGTTCCTTGGCTTCCTTCTCTGCCTTCTCTGCCCAGAAGGCTTGTACCTTGTCGCTGTCACGAAGCTTTGCGTCCAACTCAATCCACTCTCCGATGCAGTCGCCATATTTCCATGGCTCAGCCACCATGTCGCAGTACAGCTCATACTCGACATCCACTACCTTGTGAGGAACTTCATTCAGCAGTGGCTGTGTAAAGTTCATCGCAATATCTCCCCACGGACGCATGTCCTCTTTGTCCCAGTTTATCGCGGCGGGACGCCCTAATTCTGTAATTTTCTCCACAGACAGATTGTCTCCCCTGGACACCCCTCGAGGCGCCACAGAGTTCTCCTTTTTACGTGTGTCGACTCCAACACGGGCCTTTGCGGGTACCAGCCGATATATGGTCTTATTAGCCATGGAGGTAGCTTTGGCTGACGATAATAAATCCGTTTTTAAAAGTTGGACCCTAGGGTTCCTCTTGACCTCGGTCTTGACTTTGCTCTTGCCAACTTTTCAAAACGGATTCATGCTGGTCAGACACACCAACTTCCCCCCTCTCAATACACAATGTCTATCAAGCAACTCATCATCTCAGCAATCATCAAAGTCTCCGAGGAGAACCCTCTTCTCAACCACGAAGATACAAAGACCGCCATTGAATCTCGTGACCAGTTCATCCAACTCCTCATGAATGAACTGTTCCCGGAAGCCGAACTCGAAAGCACTCACATTACCGTTCCAGTTGTCCCTGCGCCCGTGGCTACGGAAGTGCCTGCTCCAACACCTGCGCCCGTGGCCGCACCCGTAGACCCTCCTACACCCACCAAGAAGCGTGGACCCATGACCGAAGAAGCCAAAGCCGCAATGAAGGCCAAGAAGGCTGCGAATGCCGCTAAGAAGGTTGAACCTGTCCCAGTCGAAGCTCCTGTCGTCGTGGAAGCTCCTGCCAAGGAGAAGAAGCCCAGAGCCAAGAAGGCTGCAGTTCCCGAGAACGCCAACCTCGTTAAAATCGACCCAACCTGGCGCAAGCACCTCAAAGCCGCAGACAAGGAGCACGCAAAGGAACTCGAACCACAGCTGCTCGAGTATGTCAACAGCCTCACCAATGAGGACTTCCACGCCAAGACCACAGAAGCGCATGTAGCCGACTTCGTAGCCTCACGCTCCGATGGCAAGGTTGAAGCCGAGGTCACAGAGGTAGAGTTCAACGGCAAGACCTACTACGTCAACCCCGAGACCAAACGAGTCTACGAGGGTGAAGGAGTCTACAACGAATCCACACAAGAATGGACGAACATGAAGCCAGTCGGATATGTTGGAATGGCTGCCTTCACCGAGATGAAGATGGAGTAACTTCACTCAACCCTTACCCCTTTTTACTTTCGGACCACTTGTGGTCGTGTCAATGCATCCAAACGAGCAACTTGTACTCCAGGTATCGAACCTGAATAAAATGTCCAGACAATATCACTTGGAGTCAAATTCGTTGTGATATCTCGTAATGCCTGTCGATAGGTGAGCCATTCATCTAGATTTGCAAGGGTTTCACGATTGTAGGGCATTTCAATCCAATCTGTCTCAGTCAACTCTTTGTTTCGACGAATACGAATTTGAGCCAGTGCGTGTTCGAATTGAACTTCATCTCGTTTTGCACAGTACTCCTCCCATGTGAAGGAAGGAGAGGGGTATTCAAATCCAAACGCTTGATTGAGTTCAGACATGGATTGAGGATTCTCATACAAACCCTTAAATACAATAGGGGAAGTCACTCCTAATTGAATTAGAATTGTGGGTACAAATGTCATTATAGTTAGACAGGAAATAATCGATAGTATCTATCCGCATTACTGATGGAATTGTTGAACCATTTCCACAAATTAGTATTATTTGTAATGTCGAGTAAGTTACTACCTTCAGTATTATCAAAACTATAAGCAAATAGCTGTAACCGGCACTTAGGAGCTAATAGATACCCGTTATATCCTGAGGTTGAACCCAAAAATACATATTGTCTATCAGCCTGTTGAGTACCGGTTGAATAAAAAAGTGGAATAGTCGCAATCACTGTCGAATAACTGATTGAAAATCCAAGTACTTGTAGTGCAATAAGATTAAGGGTTCCACTTGCGACAATATATTCATAGTTATTCGCGGATACAGTTCCAGCGGATAATGTACCAGTTATAGCGATAGCTGCAGGCAATGGAGTACTATAAAGTTGAATGGGTGTACTCAGATAGGATAAATTCAATCCATTGAATCCAATAGTAAGAGCACTCGACGCCTGTGTAGTCACATATAGATTGAGAGTTAGAGCAGTGTAAGCACGGGCTGGAATAAGTAGTCCATAGGTATACAACTGCAAAGGCGTTGATAGATTGACAGAGGTTGAACCCGTACCAGTGGCCACAATCGAACTACCATCCACAATTTCAAAGTAAAAACTTGCAGGGCTTGCAGGAACTGCTACAGATGCATAGAGACCCAGAATCCATTGACCCAGAATAGAAGACGGAGAGGTTGTGGATAGAGAAAAACTCATAACTTTAGCATTGGTTGTGGATGCTGGAACGGTGACAGTGGATGAATTTAATTGCGTAGCAAAATCTGTGTCGAGTGTACCCGTAAGTGTCGTAGTCGAATAGGTTGCATCTGTACTCGTTAGAATCCTTCTAACAACATACCTGTTAAAATCTATGACATAGACACTACCACTCGTGGTGCGTTGTGTAGCAATCGCGTATGGGTAGGTAATGACGCCTGAAGAGAATGTTGAAACAACGCCAGAAGGGCTGACGCTGCGGACTAGGTAGTTACCACCTTCTGCTACATAGAGGATACCTTGTGAATCTACTGCTAAACCCGTTATAGTGTTGAATGTTGCACTCGTTCCTGAACCATTTGTACTACCGCTCGTCGCTTGGCCAGCGAATGTTGTCACAGTTCCATCCGAAGTGATTTTACGAATACGATGTGCTTCCGCCACATAGACTGTTCCAGCTGTATCGACTGTAATGTAGTAAGGGGCGGTGAATCGTGCGTTCGTTCCATTTCCATCGGTACTTCCAGAGGTTCCAATGGATCCACTGGTACTTCCTGCCAAAGTAGATGCTACACCTGAAGAGGTGATTTTACGAACACGATTTCCTGTGTATTCTGCGACATACACGTTTCCTGCCGAATCCACTGCTATGCCTTGTGGGTTATTGAAAAAAATGGATGCTCCTGAACCATCACCATATCCAGCGGTGGATTGTCCTGCAAAAGTGGTCACTATACCTCCTGAAGTGACTTTTATAATAAGATTACTTTGGGTTAAAAATAGATTACCATTATTATCTACACATATCCCTTTCAGGGCTGTTGAAGTTACAAAATCATTTAAAACTCCTGAAGGTGAAACCGTGCGGATCTTGTTGCTGTTATCCACAACATATAGATTTCCAGATAAGTCTACCGTGACAGTTACTGGGGCAAGAAATCGTCCAGTCCCTACACCACCACTCTGGGTACCTTGCGTTCCGTCTGTTCCAGCAAATACAGAATTCGTACTCGTAGGGGGGCCTGCAAAGTTGAGTTTAAAAGTACGACCACTTGCACCACCTGAAAAGAATTTGGAACCATTAATATTGGTAAGCGAAACATCGGTAATACTTGCAGAGGTGGCCGTCAATGTGGTTGTCTTCATAGCTCCATTCACATCAAACAATACACTAGGAGCCTGTGTGCCGACACCTACATTTCCGTTCGCTAAGATTCGCATTCGTTCCGTACTGGCAGTAGTCCATGCGACACTGTTCGCAGCAGGACTGAACATTCCAACAGTGGTATTTCCTGAAAAGGTATGAGTCGGAGCACCTGCATTTCCACTTCCAGATACTAAGTTACCCGTTGTAGTGATGTTACCAGACCCAGCCCCTAAACCGGTAACCGTTGTAGCACCTCCTGACAGAGTACCCGTTGTACTGATAGCTCCAGACCCCGCATCTAGACTGGTAACGGTTGTAGCACCGGCTGATAAATTACTTGAGAATCTCACAGTTCCAGTGACATCTAGCGTATTCGTTGGGTCTGTTCTACCAATGCCTATACTTCCATTCCCTGCAATACGCATTCGTTCAGACCCTCCTATCGAGAACGCAACGCTTCCAGAGCCTGGACTAAACATTCCAGTATTGGTGCTATTGATAAATGTGTGGGAAGGTGCACCTGCAGTTCCATTTCCAGAGGATACAACACCTGTGATACTTGCATTACCTGCTGACAAGTTACCGGTTGTAGTGATAGCACCAGACCCAGCAGCCAAACTAGTCACCGTTGTAGTACCTCCTGTCAGATTACCACTTGTAGTGATAGCTCCAGACCCAGCTCCTAAACTAGAGACCGTTGTAGTACCTGCAGTTAATGTACCTGTCACTGTTGCACTACCTGCTGACACATTACCTGTTGTAGTAATAGAACCAGACCCAGCCCCTAAACTAGAGACCGTTGTAGTACCTGCAGTTAATGTACCTGTCACTGTTGCACTACCTGCTGACACATTACCTGTTGTAGTAATAGAACCAGACCCAGCAGCCAAACTAGTAACGGTTGTACTACCTCCTGTCAGATTACCACTTGTACTGATAGAACCAGACCCAGCCCCTAAACTAGAGACCGTTGTAGTACCTGCAGTTAATGTACCTGTCACTGTTGCACTACCTGCTGACACATTACCTGTTGTAGTGATAGCACCAGACCCAGCAGCCAAACTAGTCACCGTCGCACCTCCAGTGGATAAAGTACCCGTTGTAGTAATGCTGCCAGACCCAGCAGCCAAACTGGTAACAGTTGTAGCACCCGCAGATAAATTACTTGTGATTCTAGCAGTTCCAGTCACATCCAAAGTATTCTCTGGGTCTGAATTACCAATACCTACTCTTCCACTGGATGTGATTGTCATCCGCTCTCTTCCAGCAGTAGCAAATCCCAAACCAGTCGTAAAAGGAATGAATAACCCACTCGATAAATCATTTGAAAATGTGTATGCAGGAATAGAAGCTGTGCCATTCGATGAACTGCGGATAATTCCACCTGTCAAGTTACCTGGAACTGAAAATCCACCCCCCGATGTACTGATACTTCCAACCGATAAGTTACCTGAAACATTGGCAGTTCCATTGACATCCAGAGTAAAGCCTGGAGCGGTTGTGCCAATACCTACATTTCCAGTAGTGATTCGCATTCGTTCAACTCCAGCGGTTGTGAATGCGAGATTGCTCTCAGTAGGAAGGAACATTCCACTCGTCACATCACCTGTAAACGCATATGGAGGCGTAGAGACTGTACCTTGTCCTCGAAAGTTCGAGGTTGTCACGGTGTTTACAACGTTTAAATTGGACCCATTGAATGTAAGGTTTGAGTTAGCAAACAATTCATCACTCTTATCAGTGATACTCGTAATGACTCGATGGTTCAATTTATTGAAGATGGTGAATAGATGAGGACCCGTTGCACCTGTGGGTCCAACATTAATGATGGTCGTGTTCAAATACGATAAGGTTGAACCATTGAATCGAATGGTCATTGGACTCAAGTCTCGGGTCGTGACAAACAATTTGAGTGTAAGGTTGGTCGCGTAGGTGCGTGCAGGAACGGTCATGGTTGCCAAAATAACCCCTGATGTGGTTTGTGCCACTCGGTTCGATGCTCCAACGACAATCGAACTCGTTCCATCGAGCGCTTCAAAGTAGAAACTACCGGGACTTGAAGAGAGTGCGACCGATGCATTTAATCCAAGCACCCACTGTCCAACAATTGAAGTGGTTGAAGGCATAAGCGCTAACGGAATCGTAAAAGTTGCAACATGTGTATCGGTCTTGCGTTCAGGCACTACAATGTAGCTTGATGTAGTAGGAATTGAATTGAGTGGGGTTATCATCGTACCTGTGAATGGGGTGAACCCATACTCATTTGGGTCTGAGGATGTGACAACAATCTTACGGATGCGATGATTACCGTAATCTGCCACATAGAACACGCCCGTCGTTCCTACCGTAATGCTATATGGACTACTGAATTGTGCTTGACTTGGAGTACCGTTTGCGTTTCCGGAACTGCTCAATCCAACAAAGGTTGTGACCACGCCTGATGAAGACACTGTACGAATACGATGGTTCCCTGTGTCAGCAACATAGAGTGTTCCAGTTGAGTCCACTGCAATTCCGACCGGTGAACTGAACTGTGCAGCCGTTCCAGTGTTGTCTGTGAATCCAGCTGTACTTCCAGCCAAAGTAGAGACACTGGCTTGTGGAGTCACCTTACGGATGCGATGGTTGTTCTTGTCCGCTACATACAGGTTTCCAGAACTGTCAATTGCAAGTCCAGTAGGAGTATTGAACCTTGCAGAGGCACCCGAATCATTCGTAATGCCCGAAGCAGCTTGCCCTGCAAAAGTAGACACTTGACCTGAGGGTGTAATAATACGAATACGATGGTTATTTGCATCGGCTACAAACACATTGCCTAGAGAATCTACAACGATTCCCTGTGGACTATCAAACTGAGCATTGGTTCCAATTCCGTCTTGGAAACCCGATGTGCTTCCCGCAAACGTACTGACGATACCCGTAGAGGTAATCTTACGAATACGATGGTTGCCTGCATCCGACACAAAGAGTATACCCGCACTCGTAATTGTAATGGCCGAAGGGCTGTTGAATTGGGCATTAGACCCTGAGCCATCTTTAGCCCCTGGAGTCCCATCTCCTGCAAAGGTAGTCACTAGACCCGCAGATGTAATTCTACGGATACAATTGTTTTCTGTGTCGGCAACATACACGATTCCTGAACTATCGACGGCCGTGGCGGAAGGATTGTAGAACCTTGCAGCGGTTCCAGGGTCGTTGGCAAGGCCTTGAGAGCTTCCTGCCAACGTAGTCACCGCAGTCGAATAGGCGATAGGACCTGCTGAGGTATAGTTCAACTGAAAGGTAACTCCACTTGAAAGACCTGGAACACCTGTGGGACCTGTAGCACCTGTATTGGAGGCTTCTCCGGGCAGGCCTATGGGTCCGGTTGGTCCAAGCTTACCTGTGGGACCTACATTGAAATACGCCAGCACAGCCCATCGAGTTCGACCATCGCCGACTTTCATACGCTTAAACCCTGTGGTCTCATACCCAATCTCGCCATCTGCGAGAATTGGATTGATTGAAGTCCAGTTTTCGGCTGTATCGCGCCGAACTTGGATTCGCCTTGATACCGACGACATTTGTTAGTAACCCGATACATTTGATTAGGCACTTCCACCGTCCAATGGTGGACCCTCGTTTGCATCCACAAACTCAACAATCTTCATTGAGAGCAGTCCTGCATCAATTGCCACGATTTCACCAGACGCATCTACGCCGCTTGTAATACATTTGGCACAATCGGAAGTGAAGGTTTTGGTGATGACCGTCGGAGGAACGGGTGACATGAATTCTCCCAAACGCACTTCTTGGTTCGGAAGCATGCGTTGGTCGCGACCACTTTGAGCTGCCAAGACTTCGGTATACTGTTTCAGTAGTGAAGTGTAGGCGGCTGCACCATCTTGTTTGCGTATCACTCGAGGAACAATGGTTGTAAAATTCAATGTTTCAATGGTAATACCGCTACTATCTTGAACATAAATCACGGTGGATGCGGGACCTAGATTCACAGAGTTACCCGATAGAATGTTAGTGAGTGGATTGAATTCCAGACCAGGAGGAAGGTCTGAGTCGGATACGAAGAAATACACATTTCCAATTCCACCTGTCGTTCCGAATTGAATCGAGATAGGAACATATTGATACAATAAGAAGGACTTGGAACTGGGTGAACTCACAATAGGTCCACCTCCAATGTTTCCAGTATTAAAGGTCAATACAATGTCGAGGTCGGTAGTTGAACCTGTCGTTCGGAGGTATTGAGGTCGCGTATACGAGAGAATACGCAGTCCGTCATCGGTTGGAAAGGTCCCACTTAAATCCTGAGTCGTCCATGATGAAGCAGCTGCCGTTAAAGTAGGACTGCTATAGAGTTTCAATGTCTTATTCCCTGAGAGGTCTTCGGTTCGAACAAAGACATTCCAATTTGAACCATCGTAGTTCATTGACCCTATGGGTAAGGGAGCAATCATCGGTGTAGTCATGTTACTGAACGGGTCAGTTGTAAACAATGTCACATTGCTCCAGTTGCTTCCATCGGTCGAGTATTTCAGTTTAAGGTCATATGAAGTGGCAGAAACGCCATCCATTCCCGTCGCTAACCAAGTATTGTTTGCATAGATGACTTCATAGCCTAACATTGTAAAGTCATTGGCTGCATTGAACCAGGTCTGCCCTTGGTCGGTCGAATACTTGATGGTATCGGTTGGAAATGAATAGGTTAAGGTTGAAGTCTCTGAATCTATACTTTTGTAGCTACTTGAACCCGTTGCAACCCAAATGGATGAATTGTCTAGATTGTAATACGCAGTCTCTTTCAAAAACCCTCCTACAGTATCATTTGACCAAGTAGACCCATCATCTAACGAACGAAGCATGACAGGGCTGCCTGCATCATCTGTGAGTCCTCCTGCCATTAACACCCCTTCACCATAGGCAAGGGCTATACCGCCTCGCAGGTAGACATTTCCAGTATTCGAGTTACTATCGCGTGCAAGCATGTAATTGCTGCCAGTATCTTGAATGAAACTTAGTAAGTCCCAAGAGGTCGCATTGTCTTCTGAGTAGATGACGGCTGCGCGATTCACTGCAAAATCGTCTACTCGGATTCCTGAACACCACCAGGTTGGAAATTCAGGTTTCACTGCAAGTGTCGAGCAACAGAGTTGGTCTGTGTCGATTGGAAGAAAGTCCGCTGCGGTTGAAGACCGCCAAATCGTATTGGATGCAGTTGCGACCACAAAGTTACCATTCACATTGCTGTTTTTAATGACAATATCAAACCCTTGTTTTACAGAGAACTTTTCACTGGTAGACCATGAAACATCATCGTAGGTATAAAACTTATCTGCCGCCCATAAGAAACTAAATCGTTTCACGACTGGATTCACCGTGAATGTAGCAGGTAAAGTGCCAATCACACTGTTTGCTTCGGATGTAAAGGTAAGGTTTCCATTTGCAGGAAGAATTGGGTTTGGCGGAATACTGTCCGTCCAATTTCCTGAGATTAATCCAGTGGTCGGATTCACTACGAGTCCATAGTTCGGTGATGCAACTGCATAGTTACTCACAGTCGTTCCACTATACGAAGTGCTGGTCATTTGAATCGACACTGGACCTCCTGCAACAAAGGTGTAAACTGGCTGTGGAATGGTCGTCAAAATACTATCAGGAATCAAGCTAAAACTGAAATCTCGTGTACCCGATGCATAGCCTGTAGTGGGTTCAAAGGTGATGTTTCCAGCAGTTGGAGTTGTACTCAATGGAATTCCCGAAACCACACCTGCAGGATTGACCGTAACTCCTGTTGGACCACCGTAGCTTGTGAAGTTAATCACATTGCGTCCACTCAAGGTTGACACTGGAATCTGAAACGGTGTAATCCGAATGTTCTGGATAAATGCAAAGTTACTGGAGGCTATATCTCCAATCGTGAATACATCGTTCAAGATGGAAACCTTAATAGTTTGACTTGCTGTTGCAGGTGAGCCTGTCACGGTTGCGTTGACTGAAATCGATGTGAGTGGAAGCACGGAAGTTGGAATTCCAACAATCGTTCCATTCGATAACGAAAGTCCAGTGCCTGCCAAACCAGGAGCGGATAACACAACAGGAAGTTTCGAACCTGCTTGGGCTGCAAAGGTAATTGGATACGGATAATATCCATCTTTCACTTGGTCCACGGGTCTGGACAAGATGAAGTTATAACATGTATCAATTGCAGGTGTGGGGCTGACGAATGTCACGATATCATTGGAAACATTAATCGGTGTCACATAGTCTCGTGTCACATTATTCGAATTGATTGCACGAATCGTATAGCTGGCTGACCCTGCGCTTGTAGGTGTGCCTGTCAAATTAGCTCTGGATAAGGAGGCATCAAAGGTGAGTGATAAATCCGAGCGCAAATCGGGTGAGAATATACTACTGATATCTACATTGCTCGTGAAATAAGTGGCTGCACGAAAGAAGTTTTGACCTGACACCAATGGAACACCTGTATACAGTGTTTGAATCGTCGACAAGTCAAACAACACTGTTTCTGCAAACTTAAAGTTCAAGGTTTCACTGTTTGAAAGTAAGGGAGTTGGAACGGTTCGAGACACTTGAATTGGATACGATAACCCATTGGTAGTGACTCCCGCATCACGAAATGAATAGGCTGCGGCTAAGGTAGGTGTGCCTCCAATGACCATCGTATACGAAGCATCGAACGGTGAGAACGGAGAGGTCTGCACATTTCCCAACGAATCTCGTGCCGTAATTCCATCCGGAAGTGTTGGAAAGGTATATCGAACGACCGCTGAACCCGTAGGAGGAATTGCAGTAAAGGTGCGTGATGCAATAGGAGTTCCAATGAGCATCCCTGTAATGTTCGTACTCGCATCCAAGTTCAACCGAAGCCGTTCATTACTAACCACCATGTTGAACCTCGTGGTCACAATTCGACTGCCACCATTTTGGACTCCAATAATTTGGTAGTTGCTGTTGGGAACCGTCACCAAGGGAGTACCAGCGATATCGTAGATGTTCGAGGCATTGCTTACAAACGACAACCCAGGAGGTAAGGTTGGAATGGAGGTGGGTGTTTTCAAGGTGAATGAAGGAGCCACTAACCGAATGGGTGGTATAGGTTCGTTCTTATAGAAGGTATATGCGTTATTGCTTAACGATATTCCCGACCCATCCAAGAATCGCCCAGCATTAATCTTCACCGTATTACTGGAGGTCTGGATGATAGACCCACTGATGGTTTGAAGCACAAAGCTTTCAGTCGTTCCTGCCGTCAAATTCGTGGATGCATCTGTAATCGCAAAGGTATAACTTAGATTACCATTTTTGGTGAAATACAACGCCGAAGGACTCGCTCCAAATCCACCCGAGTTTGACACGGTTTGTAAAGTATAGGTTAGGTCTGGATTGGAAATCGTGTACGAAAACCCTTCGTACGCGTACACGCCAATCGCGTTGTTTGAGAACGGCAATACCGTAGTCATTACTTATTCTTGGGAAGTAAAGCTTTAACTGTCTTCCGCTTGGGTTTCGGTGCTTCAACAACCGCAGACTCAGGTGGAACGACTTTGAGGTCTTCAAACTTCTTCTGTGCCTCTTCAACGGGTAGGTCACGGTAGACCATATCGAGTTTCAATCTCAAAAGGTTGGAGTTGCTGTCCATACTCTTCACTACGAACATTTCGCACCGCAGAATACCATACTTGCGGCTCAAAGGGGATTCGCTTCTCTTCTTGGATTTCGGCTTGATGTGTGTTGTATTGGACATACAAAAAGTAGACAAAGCCCGTTAAGACTAAGCCGAGTAAAATCAGATTAAACGCCCATGAAGTTGCTTGTGCAAGCTCATCGCGTCGTTGAAGAAGACTGTTTTCAATCCGTCCCATGTCTAGGATGAGATGGTTCATTGCTGTAGTGTGCGTCTAGAAACTCCAGGGTTTTCCGAACCCACGGGTCGGTGATACAGGGACAAATGCGAATACGACTTGGATACACATAGACTTGACGAAGAATGGTATGAATTTCACGACGTGACTTGCCAACGAGACAGATGTCCAATACGGTCTCTGAATATCCCAGTAAGTCCATTACGCACTAGACTGTAAACTCTGTGTATACGGGTTCTTCTTGAAAGCATCCAAGATGCCTGGGTTGTTGCGTTGAACATTGATGTCTTCTTGGAGAGGTTCAAAGAACTTGACTGAACCCATTTGTGCGGCGGTAGGTGCTTGTCCACCAAAGGTCATCAATGGAGCCTCAAAGGAACGAGAGTTGTTGAGGAGTGTCTCATCACGGTGAGTCTGGACGTTGTAGGATTGAGGTCCCGCAGCCAATGCCGCCGTTCCACCCGAAGGTCCTGCGGGTGTTGGGCGTCCCTCGACCGTCAACTTCATGAACTCCTGATAGGGTTCTGTGAAGGCACGAATGTAGGACAAGTATCCACCGGCTGCAGATTGAGCAGGGGATTCATATTCAACTGACGTGCTCTCGCGGTTCTGGACCTTCATCACCTGATTGGGGTAAATTGCAGAGGCAACTTGTTGACCGACCGCAGTGTTCAAGTGCGGGAGTGAACCATCCTTATCCTGCAAGACTTGGAATCGGTCTGGTCGGTTCTTCTTGACGGGCGCTTGAAGACCCATGTCGGTAATGAAGTGTGAACCTGGAATAGGGTCCGCAGAATAGGTAAGCTTGGGCTTGTTCTCCACGCGCAATTCATCGGTGGTTCTGGGCAAGGCAAATTCACGAATGGAATCTTGCTGGTATCCTCCAGATGGAAGATTGGTGTATCCATCGTTCACACCTGGACCGACTTGAACAGGTTCAATGGGGAACACATTCTTGGTCGCAAGGGATGTGACCATACGAGACTGCTCGAAGTCTGTCTCGACTTGCTTACCCCAAGGCAATCCAGTCGCAGATTCAGGCTTGAAGAATGCACCTGCTTCTTCCTTGTGGAAAAAGGTGTTCTTGCCCGTTCCCGTGTAGGTGTCGAGGATTCCATCCGTTGCACCGCTGTAGGTGGATTGAGTCACATTGGCTCCAAAGAAGGGCACCATGTTATTATGTCCCTCGGAGGACTGAACTACATTGACTACATCGGTCTGTTCAAAGTCGGCTGGACTAATAAAGGTTTCCTTTGGATTTCGCTTTTTGAGTTGTTCTTCTTGCATTCGCGCAATCTGCGGCGCAAGGCTATAACCCAGCGCAGCTAATCCGAGTAGAAGGGCTACCTCCATCTTTGTTGTAAGACGGGTGATTATTTGCGAGTTAAAAAAAGACGGCGTGCGAGTAGCCATACCACTGCGTATCCAACGACACAAATCAATGCAATGACGGCTGGCTCCATCTTATCTATTTAAAGAGACTCTGCGAAGTCTAGATAGCGGCGTGGCGCAGAGGAAGCGCGATGGGCTCATAACCCATAGGTCGGTTGATCGAAACAACCCGCCGCTATTTTGAGACTCGTTTCGTGTTCTCATTTCGTGTAGTTTGGTTGGTAACAAACGGCTCCACGGCATGATTTTGCGGCTTGAAAAGAAGCCATTGAAAGGGATAGGATGTTTCCTGTCCTTTGGCGATAGGAATCTCGGTTTGTGTTTTCCATTTGGGTCGGTCGAACTGTCTAGGTTGAACAGGTTCCATCTTAAAATGTGCCGACAAAATAATGTATGAACTCCTGCTAGTTCTTGTAGTGATTCTCTTTTTGGGATTGCGTTACCGAGAAACCTTTGTGGTGAAATACGGAAATCCCTTCAACGACGAAGACATCCTTTCCTTTGAACCCAATGCAAAGGGAAAGCGTCTGTTTGGAATTACACCCGACACCTGTCCTGCAAACAAGCCTGAGTTGGATGCAGGATTGTGTTACGAAGCCTGTGAAGACGGATACCATGGTGTGGGCCCCGTCTGTTGGGCGAATACGACGAACGTAGGAATTGGAAAAGTGATGGAATTGAAGTCGTGTTATGATTCCGGACATCGATACGACGATGGAACTGCATGGAACGACTGGGGATTGTTGTGTCAGAAACAGTTGAAATGGGATAACTGTGCATGGAGAAGTATCTTTGGATGTGTAGGTGGACTCACGGGTGGAGATTTACGAGCCAAGCAGTTGACGTGTGATAACTACGGAGACCGAGAAAATGTCGACTCCTTGTGCTACAAGAAATGCCCTGAAGGAATGCGTCATGTTCCAGGCATGCCGTACTTGTGTTTCAAAGGCTCTCGAGGTCTGTCCTATGGACGCGGTGTAGGGGATCCACCACCAATCTTTGCGTGGGGCGAGTAACTACCAACCACTGAAAACTCCAGACGCGTTTTGTCCTCCTCTACCTACCCTATATATCCATGGATTTGGGTCGTTTGGGTTTCCTGTACTGGATGCACTCATAAGTCCTAGTGAACCGCCTTCAGGAAATTTGACTCTTAATCCACCTCCTTCATCGCGAAGCTGTAAGCCTCCAATATTAAGACTACTTACACTCAAATCAGATGGAATCGTCGCTTGAGTTGCTGGTCCAGCAGGTCCTTGGGGTCCACCAGGTCCAACAGGTCCAGCGGGTCCTACCGCTCCGGCAACTCCAGCAGCTCCTGCAACTCCTGGGTCACCCTTTTGACCTGTGGCTCCTGGGGTACCTGCATCACCTTTGCTACCTGTGGGTCCCATGGGTCCAACAACACCTACTGCAGAACCGGCACTTCCAGGAACTCCTTGAAGACCTTGGTCGCCTTTATCACCTTTGTCGCCCTTGTCACCCTTGTCACCTTTATCGCCCTGTCTTCCCTGAATACCCTGAGGTCCTACGGCTCCATTGATACCTGGAGCTCCAGGAATTCCTTGAGCACCTGCAGTACCCGGTTCACCTCGCATACCGGTTGCACCCACTTCACCCGGCCCACCGCGGATTCCATACGGTCCAACCCAAGGACGAGAATTGTTACCCAATCCTCCTGTTAATGGTTCTACAAATCCATCACCTCCTTCCAAATGTTCTCGAACTCCGAATGGGGTGAAAAACTGCTGCTTGAATGGGTTTGTGAATGTACTGCTTCCACTTGTAAACTTTTCAACAGGTGCCTTCTCTTTGGTATATTTAGACCACTCGTTACGAGAATAGGGGTCCAAGGTCAAAGTCTTAATCATTCGCTTGAACCGTTCAACCATGGAGTTGTATTTCTCCATATCCATGCCTGGAACGGGAGCGGGTGGAGTGAACTTACCTTCAGGTTTGAATCCAAAGCAGTTGACACCGAACTTTGTGGCTGGGTCGAAATAACCACCGTTCACGCCTGGACGACCGCAAAAGGTTCGCTTTCCTGGGTCAACTTCTTGTTGAAGACGCTCCCAGGTTTCCTTCTGTGTGGGGTATAACGCCATTCCACCTGCAGACCAACCGTAACCACACCATTCGGCTCCCTTCGCATACGCGTCCATGATTTGTTCGAGTGTCGCAAGTTCACCTCCATAGGCACCGCAGACTGCAGGGGCTTCATCGTAGGTGAATTGTTGGTCGTAGATGTGGAAGACTTCACTTCCAACGATAGGGCCTGAAGGTATACCTTTCGAAGGTCCTCCAGGTGTAGAAGGAACAACCTCCTTCTTGACCTCTTTCTTTACAGTCTCACTTCCAAGCAACTGGTCGATGGAGATGAAGTCGTAATAGACCAACACGACAAGGACGAGGGCGAGGGTTGCCCAAAGGACTAACACTGCAATGAAGGAGCTAGTCGCAAATAACACGATGAGTGAAAGAGTAACAAAAAAGGCAGCGACAAAGACTCCGTATACATCTGAGGTCAATATCGATTCCTTTACAACCGTCGTAGGTTGTGGTGGTCCTGTAGGACCTGATGGCCCTGTAGCAGAGGACGCGTTTTGAGTAGTCGTTGAAGTGGTGGACCCTGATGGACCTGTGGCTCCTGCCGATACGGATGGCATTCTTACTTATTCATTGATACGATAATACATCAGCAATCGCATACGGTCGTCGTGAGGCATAAAGTTTGCAGTATGTGTTTGAACATGCGTATCATCAAATCGATACCATGGCTGACCTGGTGGAAGGTTACGACCCCAGGTGAACCAGTGGTTTCCTGTGAAACACACAATCGCAAACAATGCGAAGCGAACCTTGTTGAGGACGATGACGGGTGTGTATTGTGTGGTGGTTCCCATAGATGTCTGATGAAACATCATGACTTGAGGAAACTCGGCAAACATCATCTGTTTGTGGCATCCCTTTTGCTTGCACTTTTCACAGGTCCAATCGGGAATGCTTTGTGGTTTGACGGTTTCAGCAATCGCATCGGAGACGGTTTGCTTGCCTCCTACAGGCGTAATGGAGAATTCGTTCAGGGTGTCGGGGCGGAGGTCTTTGTAGGTGCAGTGGTCGCACTGAATGGAGTTCGCAACCTTGAAGCGCGTAAGCTTATCAAGGAAGGGTACTTTGTCACAGAGAAATTGGATGAACTCGTGGGAGTCGCCGATGCTTTCGCCTGCGGGCATGGAGGGACAGACCTTGACGCATTCATACAAGGATTTCAATCCCTCATCGCCACGGCTGGCCCATATTTCGGCGAGGCAAGATTCGACGGGGTTGTCGATATCTTCCTCTCCATCATTGATTCGTTTCTGAAAATCGGGGATACGTAAGATAGCTTGGAGTCCTGCATTAATCCAGCAGGACCCATTTTTGTTTCGAAGACCGAAGGTGTACATTGTTTACTTTTGGAAGGCTGAGAAATCGGTTAGGAATGGAACGGGTTCCGTTTTGAAAGAATAGCTCGACGATGCAAATTGTTGGGAAACTCGGTAAGGGTCCTGCACAAGGTCCATGTCTCCAGGTTGACGAGAATAGGGTAAATACTTGCTGTTTTCATCTGAACCTAATCCTGCAGATGAAGGTAGTGAACCTTTTAAGTCTGCACCAACACCTCCGAGTCCACCGAGTCCACCCCCAGCTGCACCACCACCTGCAGCTGCAGCACTACCCCACTTCTTTCCTCGTCCACCCAAGAGTTCTGGATAAGGATTCGTCTTACTTGAATCGACTAGACCCTGTGCACCTGGATTTCCAAAGCCTGTAAATAGAGGACCAAATAGTTTATTCAATTGACCTCCTGCTCCACCCGCAGCACCGCCTGAACCTCCAGCACCGCCTGAACCACCGGCTCCACCAGCAGCTCCACCAGCAGCTCCACCTGCACCACCTCCAGCAGCACCTCCAGCAGCACCTGTAGCGCCCGTACCACCACTAGCTCCTCCACCCGCAGCTCCACCATTTGGACCGCTATTCAAGTAACCCTGACCTTGTCCAAGTCCTGCAAGGACCGAAGCATATGCAGAGTTACCTGACACACCTCCTTGGCTAATGAAATAGGTAGTCAACACGCGTTTCAACATGTCCTTGGTGACCAACGTATTTGTATCGCTTGTCAAGAAGGTATCGATGTTCTGTGGTGTAATCGGAACCGTCGCAGGTTTGAAGACATCATTGTAAAACTTCTCAATACTCGGTGTCAATAGACCTCCAGCCTTTTCTTCCAATGCCTCTTTGGCCTGTTGGAGTTTAGCTTTTTCCTCATTGGATAAGCCTGTCTTCACAGACAATGCATCAAACACTGCACCATTGGTTGGGTCTTGTGCTTTCATGTTCGTCATGAGAAACGCCTGGTCAGGACTGCTAAGTAATCCAAAGATTCGAATCTTATCTGCCTTATCGTAGGGTGGTGCTTGAATACTTGGAGTCGGTTCAAATCGTTCGCGGACCAGTGTCCATGCGATGAGGACTACAGCAATCAGTAGGAAAATCCATACTTTCTTCATTGTTTCTACACTACATTTTTAGCACACTCCTCTCCTTCGCACACACCGTAAAACTGTCCACGATTCCAACTTGTGGATTTGTCGTCCCAGTTTCCTTCGCGTCGTGGCTCACTTTGCGGGACAGGACTGTATTCGCCTTCAGGTAGCTTTCCCTTTCGAGTATCCGAAGGCGTGTAGGTTAACTCCGTGCGTGTTCGCACTTCATCGACGCCCATACTGGGTTGAAGATTTGCACCCTTGAATCCTGCTAGAGCTCCTGTAGTCACTGTTTCCTTTTTCTCTCGTTCCGCTGCAGTTCCTGTTCGGTCGACTGCAAACCCTGCTGTAATAATCTTACGAATCGATTCCTTATCCACACCCGGTATCGTCACTGAATCTGCAAAGGCTTGGACTTCAGTGTCTTTGATAAACACAGTTGGATTGGCCTTGCGTGCAGGTTCATAGATTTCATCGTAGAACTTCTGAAGCACCTTCAGGTAATCATCGTCATTGCCTCCGATTGGAGCTTGTGCGTCAATCTTACTGAGCCACTCTGCGTTCCGACTTGGACGCGCACCCGGTCCTTCAATGATAACATAATGTTCGCGTACTCGCCAGAGTACCAGCAATAGTACTATTGCAATCCCTAGAAGTATCCAGAGTCCCATTGTTTATTGGACACTACAATTCCACGAAGTCTCTGGACCTTGAGGAACCGATTGAACCGCAGGCTGTTTTCCACGAAGTTCTTGGCGAGTCTTTTCGGCACGGTCCAAATCGTAATCCCCTCGTGCAATTGCAGCTTCAGACGACTGAATGCCTTCCCAGTCTGCCGACATTGCAGAATACTTGGCTTGCGTTTGTGGGTCACGCACTTGGAATTCTAGAAAGCCAGAAGGAGTTGTATTCTTTCCAGGCAGGTATCCCTGTGTATAAATGGGGTCAATGGAGGGGCAATGGGTTCCTTGGGCCGCAAGTGACTTGGTATACTGTTCGTAATCCGCGAGTGTCTTGAATGGACGAACCTGTCCTGTTTTTACAGAATGACCTTCCCATGAACGGTCGAGTCGTTGTTCGATACGAGTGATACACGCCATTTTCTAGGTATCCATATAAATGTCGGGACGAGTTGCCGTAGTCTATTTCTTTATGGTCGGTTGCCCTCATTGTGAAGCCATGCGACCTGCGTGGAATGACGCGAAGAAACAATTGAAACATGTTAAGGTGGAAGAGAAGGAAGCCAATCAAGTCGGGATGGACGATGGGGTCCAAAGCTTTCCAACCATTGTCGTCCGTAAGAATGGAAAGGAGGTCAAGCGTCTAGAAGGAAAGCGAGACAGCGGTAAGGAAATCATTCAAGAATTAGGCATTCGCAGGCGCCGGGGCGGTACCCACCGAAGGAAGGGGAAGTCCCGTCATCGTACCCTTCGCAACTACAAACCCTTCGCTTAATCCTTTTTGATTGGTTCGTTGTCCGTTCTTTCCAAGGAATTCCAAGAACCCTGCGTGGTCATCGGCAGGCACAGCGTGGAAGTTGCGTTGAGACTGAACTAGGTCAAAGACATCGGTTGTGTCCATGTAGATGTTTGAGGTCTGTGCGAAGGCTTCATTGACCTTGTCACGGACATCCACATCGGTAATCTCGGCTGCAGGAGGGCGTTCTGGATTGTCAATGATGTCCGTCAATTGAGGATTCATGAACGGGTTGTCGGCGGTCGGCATGGAGGTTTCAACGCCTGTGTATCCAGAGACGACGGGTCCCGACGCAAACTTTTCACCGATAATGGTCTTGGCTTCAGGGAAGACGGATTCCAATAGAACCGTAGCCATCATGACGACAGGCACCAACAGCAGATACCATGCGTCTCGTGAAGTCAGCAATAATAAGACCGATAAATACACTGAAAAGCGAACCACTGCGTTCAGTGACGCTCGGACGGGCATTGAGGGTTGTGGGACAAACTTGTACCAAGTATCCTGATTAAATAGAATACTTGGTTCCGAATACCAAAAAGGTTCAGTCATCTCTTACTTTGAACCACGGGTTTTTTGTTCGTGCTTTCTCTGTAGCCGTGCCATAATCCTAGCTCGACGCGCATCGGGGTGGTTCGAGAGAATCTGTTGTGCAGTGTTTCCAGTGGTGTTACCTGTATCTTCGCCGAGGACGGCTTGATTCAAAAACTTACCAAAGGACGATTGGAACTTTGCACGAATCTTCTCAATGTCTCGTCGCAGTTCATGTTGGTTGAGTTTACCTGACCGAATCTTCTCTTCCAAAACATCTCGAGCACGATGCATAATTTCGTTCAAGATTTCACTCTGTTGTGGGTTTCGAAGCATTTGAAGCAATCGCTCTGGGTCTTCGAAATCAATATTAATCTCTTCAAGGTTAATCGATTGAATGATGTCGCCGACCAAAGAGACCAATCGGGTGCTCATGATGAGTTCAAGCATTTCAGACATGGACGATTGAGTCTCTTCATCTTCCAAGATGCTTTGGACTTCATTGGCTTGAGCTCCTGTGCCTGGAATCGCACCCTTCATCGCTTCCACGATTTTCGCAAGCTTCTCTTTGGGGTTTCCGTGGAGGAATGAATAGACTAATGCCATCTGGACCTTTTTCCAGTTGTCATCGGACGGCTTCCATGCAACCTTGATTCCGGGAAACAATTCGATTTCTTGAAACAGCGTATCATCACGCTTGACTACACGCAATAGATGAGGGAGAAGAACGGTCTCAATGTGTTGAAACAGTTCTTCATTCGCCCGAAGTTCCGGATGTGCCTCTTTGAAAAGGTTCACAAGGTTTCGTAGATGTTCCATTTATTAGATTTGACTACATGTTCTCTTAAGCCTTATTACCGCCGCGGCTTTCAAAGAGTTTCATTTGTTCATCCGTCAAGCAGACGCATCCAGTGTCGCTGGAAAAGGGGCTTGGGCAACAATCCGCAGAGATACGGTTGCTCTCGAACTGGAAGAGCTCTTGGTCATTGGCCATATCATACGGTCTCTCAGGCACTGGCTTGGGTTCAGAGCCTAACAAAGGGGAGACGCCATCGTAACCCGTAATACCTTCAGTCTTTTGCATGTCGAGGGGCATACCGCGCTCGCGTTGCATGAATCGTTCCTTTCCATCCTTTGGCTCCTCGGTCGCCTTGGAGGGGGCAGGAACCATGGAACGAGCAAAATAACCAGCTAGGAGTGCTGCCAAGAAAAAGATGAGAACTGCAATTGTCTTTCGCATTATCTGTTACAGTGGAAAAAATCAAAATGGATTCTTGAAAGTCAGGAATCTACTTCTATCCCCCACCACCCAAATGAATACCTACGATTCCATGTCTCTCGTCGAGTTGAAGAAGGTCGCCAAGACCCGACGCATCAAGATGTACTATACTAAGAAACGCCATGAACTTATCCGCCTCCTCTCTCTCCCCGAATTACCGGAGTCCTTTACCATTGAAAAGTATACCATCGTACAACTCCGCCAACAAGCCAAGGAACGCAACATTGGAGGTATCTGGAAACTCACCCGCGAACAGCTCGTCAACATTCTATACCCCCTTCCGCAACAACATGACCAGGATAATGACGATGCCCATGAACATGATAGCCCACAGACCCAAGATTGCAACCAAGTACGGGAATAAGAAGTCGAATAAATAGTTGAACAATGGAGCGACAACATTGGAATGGAACGCCAGCTGAACTTCGGGCGTCTTGACCCGTTCCAGCATGTCGTTCAACAACGATTCGATGAGTTTACTCATTGAAATTTGTCTGATTACCTATATAAACATGAAGCTAAATCAGACGAAAATGATTCGCCTCGGAGCCGTAGTCGCAGGAGTTGCCGTGTTGTATGTTCTTTTTACTTCGTATTCAGGTGCGAAGGCTGCCGTCTTGGACAAGGCCGAGGAGCTCGGAGGCTCTGGTTCCATGGCACCTTCCTCCAACGGCGGTCCTTACATGAGCATGCCTCACGGTGTCGCCGGTAACGCCACCTCTGTATCAGGCATGATTCAGGGACGCACTCCTTCCTCCCAACAGACTTACCAGGAGTCCACCTTATCCTCGTCTGAGCTTCTCCCCAACGGCAAGATTGGTGCCGACTGGGCTGCCGTGAACCCTGTAGGCGCCGAGGACCTCAAAGGACAGAACTTCTTGCAATCTGGTTACCACAGCAACATCAACATTGTTGGAATCAGCCAGACCAAGCGCAACCAGAGCTACGACATCCGCTCCGAGTTGCCTAACCCCCAGTCCAAGGTCGGTCCCTTCTTGAACACAACCATTGACCCCGACCCGTTCAAGGCCTCTCGTGCCGTCGAGGGACTCACTGCCTAAACACAAACCTATCTACTAAATAATGTTCCCTCTCGCTGCCGGTGTAGGTGTCGTTGCCCTCGCATACCTAGCTAATCAAGGACCCGGTAACACAACTCGTATGAAAGGCCCAGATGGGCATGAGTACGACATGCAAAACTTACCTGACAAGCAATCTGCTGTGAAACTCATGTCCGAGATTCGAGCAGACCTCGTCAAGTTGTATACCTACTACAAAGAGACACCTGGATTAGACCAGGACCCACCGATTGGTCGATTCGTCCAACGCTTCACACCCGATGTGTTTATTGAAAATGAAATGACTTCACCCGACACTTCGTATTCGGAAAACAAGGGACAGAAAATCGTCGTCTGTCTGCGAGACAAGACCAAACCACCCAAGTATCCACTCGTCGATAAGAACACAGTGATGTTTGTGATGCTTCACGAGATGGC